CGTTGTTGTCGTTGTTGTCGTTGTTGATTCTGTGGTTGTTGTCGGTGGCAACGTGCTTGTTGACGTTGTTGTTGTTGTTGGTAAGTATTTTGCCCGATCCTCGAACGACCAGGGGACAAAACCGAGCTGCCAACTCCAAATGTATTCAGGCCCGGGATTGCCATCCTTCCACCACAAGCAATCTGCCCAAGTAAGCGTGCGGTGCGCCTGATAATGATCGATTGGCTGGTACATATGCCAAAAGTTTTCTGCGCCCTGATAACACGTCCATTCTTGAAATTGTGATTCAGCGTGTGCTGGTGAAGCGAAACCCAGTATTAAGGCTGGTATCGGGATGAGCCTGCGAAACAGGCGTGTCCTCATTCAGGTTTTGCAAGCGGTGCTGGTGGGCTTTCTTCATGTTCCCACAAAACTAAAACATCGCCGGCAATAACCCATCCAGTATCAAACCCTGCATCAATCAACAATTGCACCATTGGGTTTTCGATCATGCTGAAATCTCCATCAAAATAATTGACGATGGAACACTAAACGCTTGAACTGTCATTGAGGCGCTGGCAGTTGCGTTAGCAAACTGGGTTTTATAGACCACCGCTGAAGTGCTTGCCGGACTATCTAACCAAAGCATCTGTGTAGAAAAAACAAGGTTTTGTGCTGATGCAGTAGATCCAAGACTGTCTGTTGTAATTAGCGTCGTTGAATCGCGCACTAATCGAATGTTTAGCGCATTGTTCGCACTTGCTGAGGTTTTATAATTTTCTATATGATTTGCAAACACAAGGATTTTGCTTGTTGTTGATTGCGGAGTGATGGTTGCTGTCAAACCAGTATCAGCGTAAGAAGTTACAGAACTTGAAACTGCGGTGGCAGTAGTGGCAGAAATAACTTGCAAAACGCGAAACGCGCCCCGTAAATCGTTGAGTTGTGCAGCTGTTAAAACATTGCCTGCCACAAACGTGGCTGGCAGGTTGGTTGGTGTAGCCATAGTGCTTCTACCTTACCCCAGCAAAGACGTTCCATTGAGCAACCCGTAAGTGCTGGAATTGAGTACAAATTGGGCTATGACCGGGTACGGGGTGGTGTAAATCTTGGTGGTTGCGCCATGGCTGAAATTGATGTAATGCTCTACGCCTTCAACTATGCACACTTGAGCAAACTGGATGCTCGAGGACGCGCTTGTCTGAATTGTCTTTTGGATGTTGACGGTGTCGCCAATCTCCATTTTGGACATGGTGGTTTGTTGAGCTGCGGTCAGCATTAAGTAATCCGTTGACAGTTCCGTATATCTGGCGGTCGGGGTTGGGTATAGCAAATATGATGCAAGTGTTGCAGCAGCTGTGTCGTTGCTTAATAAACAGTTGTCTACTGTTAAAGCCTGCACAAAATACTGGTTTTGGCTGGTCAGGTTTTCCGCGACGTTGTGGGTGGTGCTTCCTTGGATGGTAACTGTGCAACGGTTAATCACACGGTCTGCCTCAAATGAAACACCTAATTCGTTGTAAGGAATGTTTGTGCCGTCGTCGTGGAAATCGGCGGTTGCGGTAGTGAATTGGTTGGCATAGACACGGCTTAAAAACGTCAAAACACCAGATCGGCTCATATAGGTTCGGCCCTGTTCGGCAAAAGTAATCGCATTGGTGTATTGCATAAAGTTTGTGCCGTTGCTGATCTTGAAGTTTGCACCGCCGCCAAGGGTTTGTGTGCCTGTTGCAATGTTTCGAGCGGACGCCCCAGTCGGATAATTAATTGAAGGGTATGACAGAACGGTGTCTAAACGTGTGCTTGACAGTTCCGCAGATGGTGTGGTGTCTGGTATTTGTGCCTGACTAAGCAAATAGAAATCATCCGCGCAATAGACGGTGATGGTGTTGAGGTCGCCCGGCTTGCCAAAGTCGTAAGCAAAGTTGACAATGATTCCAATAAATACATAATCCCAAGTTGTGCCGTTATATCTGCTTAAACGCACATATCGCATTGGTGCAAGACCAGGCTGTCCGTTGGGTGCGTAATAAGGTGATGATGTATTAAATGGATTCCAATCACCGTTTGGGTCGTACATTGTCCACGACATTGTCCCTGACGCAAACTGATCTCCTACGTCGCGTCGGCCTCGCTTCACATTGAGGTCGGTGACATTGGATGTTACATCTGCGTAAGCGCCTGAACCATCCAACACGTATGTGGTGTTATCTAAAATTCCTGCGTATGCGTTATCGAGTATGAACGAAGTTGATCGTTGAACCTCAAGCAACCATGTCCCAGAATCAATAACTGTTGCAGACATTAGAGGTAACTTGAGGTTGCGATTGACGCTGGTCCGGCAGCACGGTTAAATGCTCGAAGCGCGTTAACGACGGCTTGACCAATTTCTGCCGATGTTGAGAAACCACCGTTGACGTTGACTGTGATTCCACCACCACCCATGTTGCCCAATTTGCTTAATGGGATTACTGCTTCTGGGCCGTTGCCTTCTCCAATCATTGCCAATGTTGGTCCAGTCACAATTCCACCTTCAGCGAAACGCGGTATTCCATTGCGACCTGCAGTTGGTGTTGTTGATACCGCTGCACCACCGATGGACGGCAGATCGACGTGGCTGATTGTGTCCACGTTTTTAAGGATTGGTATTGAGTTATATGCGCGAATGATGGCGTTGACTGCCATGATTGCGCCGTTGACCATGTTCTCGAATGCGCCAAGGATGCCATTAATGATTGCGTCAACACCTGATTTGAACCATGAAAATTTGTTGTAGGCAACACCAAGGGCGACTACAAGCACGGCGATGCCTGCAGCGATCAAGCTAAATGGGTTGAGTGCCATGGCAATGTTGGTGGCAACGATTGCAGCTGCGACTAATCCGATGGCTGCGGCAATGGCTAGGAACACTTTGGGGTTTTCTTGTGCCCATGCAGCGAAACGATTGAGGATTGGCAACACGGCTTGCACGACAGGTAGCAATGCCATACCGATTGATTCGCTTGTTTCGGACAGCGAGTTTTTAAGGATTTTCATTTGTCCTGCAGCTGTGCCGGCAGCCTTGGCAGTTGCCCCACCAAAAGTTCCACCAAGGACATCCATGACCTCATTGAGGGATGCGCCTTCTTTGATCATTGAAGCCATCTCTGGGGATAGTCCGCGCAATGCCTTGAAGTTGCCCTGATAGGCCTTTGCGAGCGCGTCTGCGACGCTTGCAGAGTCCATCCCTGTTGCGGTGGCAATGTCCATGACAAGGTTCATGTCTTTCATGGCAATATTTACGTCTTTGGTTCCGCGGACAAGGTTCTCAAGGGCTTTGCGGTATTCGGTGTCTGTTACGCCAGAGGCTTTGCTCATGGCAGAAATCTGCTTCTCAATCTGGGCGGTTTGTTCAGCGCCAGCACCAGTCACATTCTGCAAAGTCAACGCAAGTGCAGCCTGTTCTTTTTGATCTTCCATTGCCGCATATGTGGCTGCGCCGAGTGCGCCTGTCATAGCGGTCAACGCGGCAGCTGCAGGAACGGCAGCCTTCTTGATGGCAAACTGTGCTTTCTTTCCTGCGCCTTCAAGCGACTTAAATTCGTTGATGGCTTTGTCAATGCCCTTGGAATCAAAGTCAGAAATGATCGGTATGCGAATGCTCATGCTGTCACCATATTACGGTTCACGGTTTCCATCACGCCTTCAATAACTTTTTCAATGTTCTTTTCTACTTCGTCAGCATGATGCTCGTATGCAGGCCACATGATTCGAGAGGCTGGACCAAAGCGCGAAATTTGGCGAACAAAGTTTTCACCACGGATTCCTTTGCCACCTTTCTTGCCTGCCATGTCAATGATCGCAGCTGCAGGATCTTTCTGCATAATGACAATCACGCCTTCGCTGCCTCGACGTGTATCAATTTTGACGGTCACGCCTTTCAATGCTTTCCCCTGATCGTAAGGAAACTTGATGCTTCCCTTTGAGGCCCAACGGAACTTCATGCCAGACAAGAATTGTGTTGGGTAATTTGATTTGGCTTCCGCGGTCACAGGTTCGGCAACTTGTTTAACGTCGCGCGTCAATTGCTTGCGGTATTCCGGGTCAATCTTGCGAAGCTCTTTGATGGCTTCCTTAACGCCGTAAACCTCGATGCCTGCTGTTGCCATGTCATTTGCCTTTGTTTTGCTTATTTATCAGACTAATGACGGTTTGCAGGTCGCGCGTGTCAAATGGGATTTCTGGGGGCCACCATCCGGTCGCAATTAACAGTTGTGCTAATTGGAATCGGTAATAGCCCCTTGCGTAGGGTTTGGGTTTGTTTGGTCCTTGATTTCAATCTCAACATCAGGATGCTGTTTTAACCATTCTTGCCATGTTGCTGGTACTGCGTCGCCAGCGATCTTGCAAAGCATGAACGCCCAGCAAGCCATGTCGGATACTCCAATGCCTTTGCCGTCGCTGACTTTGCGGTTTTCGGTACGTTCCCATTCAGCGATAACGAACAAGTTGGTGTTCATTTCTCGAATGCCGTTGCCATCGTTTAGATCAATGGACAGTTTGAGTTTCATGTTTGCCTTTCGTGTCGGGCCGAGTTTAGGCCGTGATTATGGTGTGGTTGAAACGCTGTATGTTCCACCGGTGAACGTGATGTCAATTGTGTCAAGTTCGCCAAGGGTGGCATTGATTACTGGCAAGGTTTCAAGGTAAGTCAACGTGAGAGTGAACAATGGGTTTGTCGCGCTTACTGCTGAACTAGTTGGTTTGATGGTGACAGTTGTTCCTGTTCCAACAAGACCGTTTAAAGTTGCGTAGGTCTCCGACGCTGCGAACGAGTTGTAGAGGGTGAGGGTGAGTTCGTTGTTTTGGAGTCCGCCTGTGTAGGTTCGAGCGGTTGCACCAAATGCGGTGTTTTCAAGTGCTTCAACAACTTTTGTAAGTGTTGCTGCGGTGCATTGGTCGGTGATGTCAACCGAGTTCACGGTCACAGTTGGGTTGCTTAGGTAGGTGGTAGTTGCCATGATGCTTACTCCTTGGGTTCTGATTTGACTTTAGATGATTTAGTTTCGGTGGCGGTGGATATGAATCCGCCTTCGATTAGGGCTTCAATGTTTGTCCCGTCTGTTGGGATGAACTGGTCGCCTACTTTGCCGATACGGCTGGATTGGATGATGTATTTGGTCATGCTGTTTGTGCCTGTAGTGAAATGGACAATTCGTATGCCGGATACATTACGCCAGCGATCTCGAGGGATATTGGGTTGCCCCCGGTAACTGCGACTTTTGCCCCGAGTAATAGAGCTGCGGTTGACAGCAATGATCGGAGTGCGTCAAGGTTAGATGGTCCTAGGGAGATTAGTTGGACTGGAAACACCATTTTGACGATGTTGTAGTTCCATGCTGTGAACGACGGTGCGCCCAGTAAAGCGGCGTTTGTGCCGGGAAGGATGTTCCGTGGGTCTGTTACTACCTTTAGCCCTGTAACGGCGTTCAGCGTCGCTGACAGATCGTCTATGGCCTCGTTGAAAAGGTCGGTGTAAGCAGCAACGGTCATACAGCCTGCGGACGGTCAAGCCCACACAGTTGCTTGATGATTGGCGACAGGCCTGTGACTGGTGCGGTTCCCATTTCATTAAAGGATGCGAACACGTCTATGGCTCCGCGTTGGCGGTACAGCATTCCGCCGTATTGGATTGTGCCTAGTTTGACTGCATCGCTCGGTGGGTTAGTTAGACCATCGTGGTAGCCAGATTCTTGCCTTCGCAAATAAATAAATTGGCTTGCTGCAGCTGCACATTGTGTTGTGAACGCCTCATCGGCAGCCGTGGCCACCGCAATTCCAAGCCATGTCTGAATGTCTGACGCGGTAATCCAAGTGCATGTTTGTGTGTATGTAATTGTGCCAACAAAAGATTGAACGCGAAGAACATCGTCACCGGTGCAAGCGTAAAGAACTTGGTTTGCGATCGGTTGTGATTCGTTAAATTCAAGAAAACCAGTTGTTGAATTAACCCCAATGAACAGGTATTCGGGAAGATTAAGAATCTTGAATGTTCCATTGAACGGTGTACCAACGCTCGCGACAGTTATATTTTGTCCGATTTCGAACGGGGCTGGCTCGAGCGTTGTTAGTACCGCATAGTTGTTTGTCAGTTGTTTAGAACTGACGGTGTAAGTAGCCATGGCGGTTAGGCCGCCTTTCTACTAAGCGATTGTGATTGCTTGGACGAACTGGCTTCCTGCAACTGCTGATGGGTTCTGTGCATCCTGTACAAAGGTTGCGAAGTAGCCGTAGTAGCTGAAGGTGCGAGCCAATAGGTCTGGCACTTCAACCGAACGCATACCTTGCTGTGATTCGTACAATTCGATGGCTGGGCCGTGAACAACAAGCATGGTGTTTGATGCTGCGTTTCCGTCAACAACAATTTCCAAACCGAGTGGGTTCATTCCTGACCATGATGTTGCGTTTCCTGCGCCAAGGGTGTTGTGACCGATGAGGCCCGGTGCACCAATTGCTGGGAACAATGGACGCTTGCTTGAGTCAAGTTGTGCGCCAAGTTTTGCCCATACGTTTGGTGAAACAACCAAGTGAGTTGGGAACAAGTTGGTGCTTGATGAAATGTTTTCTGCACAACCGTAAATTGCGTTCATCAATGATGTTGCATCTCCTGCGGTAACTGTCCATGTGTAACCCGATGCTTGCTTTTGCGAAACAATGTAATCAATTGCAATGTCATCGGTCTGCTTCAAGTACTGACCAGCAAGGTCATTCAAGATCACGTTCATTGCAGCTGGGTCTGTGAAGTCAACTGTTTGCTGTGCGATCTGGATTGAACCAGCAACGGTTTGACGTGTCACCGTGTTTGCTGCAAGAACCATCGTCTGGGAAGTGACTGCAGTTCCCTGTGTGGTTTGCTTGCCTGCTGCGGTTGGTGTCGTGATTGAAGGACGAGTGAATGAAATACCTGAACCGTTTGGCATTGCGCGAGTTCCGAATGCGCTAACCGTTGGGCGTAGGAAGTTGTAGTTCTGGAAAACTGGTCCGAGAACTGGAACTGGCAAAAGACCAGGCGTATCGCTGGTGAGGTCTTGTGATACTGCTTCGATTGCTGTCTGGTTGCGTCGAGCGGCGTCGCGGAATGCGGCGTTTACTTTGACGAATGTGTCGCCACCAACGTGCATTGCTGCAAGATATTCCGCTGCCGATGGCATACGAAATTCGCGCTTTGCTTCAGCAAATACGACTGGTGATGTTGGGATGGTTGCTTCTACTGCTTCGGACATTGCCGGCTCCTTGTCTTGGACTTCTGATTCAACAATAACAATTTCTTCTTCTGGTTGGTGGATACTCTC